GAATAAATTATATGCATTATCTACTTCTGGAAAGGTAACATGAAAATGCTGAATATAATATCGCCGTGCAAATTCCACACATTGGAATTTTATGCCATACACAATACCATTATAATTTCCTCCCTTTTTTGCAACATGATAGAAATCCTCTTCTTGTCCATATGCTAAATTATCATAAATAGCAATACTGTCGATATACCCTTTGATCACAGACATCTTACTCTTTCGTTACAAAATCAACCGCCATACATACCGCATCTGCCATGTCTGATTTCTTCGTTGCACTCTTCCATTTTTCATATAATGTTGTGTTCACAACCGATCCGGATTCAAATAACCGTCTTACACGCTCCTCTGATTTGCTCTTGCGTTCCGCATATCCCGCATCACCTGCCTCTGCGTCCTGCACTTTCTTTTTTGCATGAACGAAATGATAAGAAGGAGTTTCTTGGTGTCTCAAAAATTCCTCCCTTAGCGTCGCAAATAAAAGGACCTGTACCGATTTCATATGCGGATTTTTAAAAGCGGGCTGGTTTTCTAATAGGACCTGCGTACACCCCTGGAATTGCGGCCATGCACCTTGAACAAAAGAACGAAGTGCATCATGAATGATTTCTAAGGAGACATGCGATGCATTTGCCTGCTTGGGTTGCTGAAAGGGAAACGCAAACTTAGTGGCAAGTGCTTCTACACATTTCTCTTTTGTCTTTCCATCTGTTTCACAGTGTGTCTTTACCAACTCTTTCAAAATACGATGAACAGGGAGTTTCTTTTTTGCTAGTTCAGGAAGAATGGTATGAGTCTTAGGAATATGACGTTTACAATAAACTGTATGATTCACTTGATACGATGCTTTCAATTTGCAGCTAGAACATGACACAGGCTCAACGGGTGGAAGGAGATTAATATTTTCAAGAGCAATTACATTCGTTCCTTCTAAGATACAAAACGCTAGATTCTTAATACCAATATCAAAAGCTAGAATTTTTGTTGACGGTACGGCCGACATCACTGATAGGTGGTAATGATAAAATGGTTTAGATCAGTAGAGATGCATGAAGAAGATGTCCTCGAACAACTTCAATGGCAAGTGATTACCTTAAAAGAAACGATGGACACGTTAAATCAAATGGTTACAGCACAGCAGCCCGCGCTAGATACATTAGAGGACGTCATTTTTGCAAGCAAACAACAAGTAGAAGTTTCAACTACTGCACTTGTCACCGCCGATCATTATCAAAGTCAGTGGTATTACTATGCAGCTGGAATTGTGGCAAGTATGGGGACAACGCTTGCTTTGTTATTTTTATTATGATTTGTAACACTATTCCGAGTCAATTACATGGATCGGAATGGTAGACCTGGCGAGAGTCGAACACGCGTTGGGCGCTTATAAGACGCCTATCTTAACCGTTAGATGACAGGTCCTTTTATGAGGGGATCGCCCTGTTTATTCAGTATTAAATAGTCTTTAAATACTTTAAAACGATCTAATATCATGACAAATTATATACGGTTAATTATAAAATATTTCTATTAAATATATGAAATACTGTATATGTATACGTGGTGCGCATTATACATACGGCAATACAACTGTCAATTATAATGCATCATTCGAAAATTATAAAAATATAATTTTTAAACCGCTTCTTGATCAAGGTCATGAACTTTTCATATTTTTATTAACATATGATAGCCCTATACTTAATCAACTAATAGATGATTATAAGCCTGCATCGACATATGTTGTTTCTACACATGAAATTGATTTATTAAATACATGTGCCAGATTCAAAGAATGGCAGTCTCAATCGGTAAATATTATACATAATTATGAAAATAAACATTCTATCGTATTTGATTATATTATAAACACACGGTTTGATTTATTTTTTACACCTCTTATATTATCTAATATAAACTATAAAAAAATAAATATTATTTATAAACATGATAGTGGAAATTGCGATGATAATTTTTATCTTTTTCCAAGACATCATTTGATTACATTTGACAATGCGATCACACAGATAAAAAAAGTAGATAACATATTTGGATATGAACTCTGTGGACATGAACTGTGTCACTTTATAGATTCAAATGAAATAAACTATATTGGTAACCTAACGAACTACAATCATATATTTACGCTAGCTCGAATTAAAATGTAAGTAAGTATTATTTTTTATACATTTTTATCTTTTAATATGTTTATATGGTATTTAAAATCCACCGCGTTTCGAATTACGACCGCCCTCCTCTCGAACAGTCATTCCAATATTTTTACGATTGTTCTGCATCTCCGAAATCGTAGGTTCATAGGAAAATGTTCCAAACAGATCTGGTGCACTGGCATTGGCGCGTTCTACGCCTAATCCGCCCATTAGATTCGTTGCATTTACCTCTGAATAAAAGGGTGTAGAATGAACCACTGCTGCCGGCGGAGGTACCGTATTCGCCATCGGTAAGGCAGCACCTGACCATTCTACCTGGCGTTTACGAGACTCATCCATCAATTCACTTCCATGGTTGATCATCCATTTCTTTGTATAAAACTGCTGACCCGTCCGAACATTCTTTGAGCACTGTGGACGATAATCCGTTACCAAACGACCATCTTCAAGGGGCGCCGCAAAGGCGGGGTAACGGACGTCTTGGACAGGCATAATGTCCTTAACTGGCGCCAACGCTGCTTCACGTGCTCCACGATACTCTGTACCAAATAAAGGACGGTTAAATAAATTTGGATAAGTATCTCTTGTAAATTGGTTAGTGATATACTCTTCCATCTATCTTTGCTTATGAAATCATGCAGATTCATCACTAACTGATGCGCTGGTTTCTAGAAACGAATTGGACCCCACCGCACTAATAGGGCCGGGTGTAACAGTAGAGGCCCGATCGGATGTCTTCAATGCCTCGATCAACGGACCCTTCTTGGTAACACCCGTGATTCCTCTTGATTTAGCCAGATTCTGAAGCTCTTTTAATGTCATAGAATCATAATTGACCTGTGAGGGCTGATTCACGGCATCGGAAATGGCCGATTTATAGTCGTCGATATCAATCACTTCATCTGCCGGTAGGGTTTCGTCCTCTTTTACCTCCTGCTCGTGTACCAGTTCTTCCGCCTCGTTCGATACATCGTCCTCAAACGGGGCATAGGGGGCTACATCATTATCTCCCTTTGCCGTAGGAGTTAGAGAATTCGAGGAAGAGAAGGACTCTACCGGTAATTCTTGATAGGCTTTCACTTCGCTACTCATTTTTAGATCCAATAAAATCGATTCAAGGAGGCTGATCTTTTGCTCTGATTGCTGAATACAGGTGTATAAATATAGTGCAATCGAGCCAAACAGTAGTACAAGTACAAGCCCAATCGTAAGCGTATCACTGAACGATGTCATTCTGTCGTGACTGAGAGATTTTCTATGAGTATTTGGGGCGCGTTTACATTATGACAGTAATCCATTCATACGTAATAACGTATCAACGCTGCTGACTTTACAGATACCTTTCTCCAATGAATAAAGGAATCGAACGTTGCCTTGTTCATCGACCGTAGCGGGACAACAGAAACGCTGAATGGATTTATCTGCCTGATCAACGAGATCAAACAAATGCGTACTGATCATGCTTACCACATTGGGGGCCTTCCAAAGCTGTCCGCAATAGATCTGACAACTTCTCATTGCATCAGGTGGATTCGTAGAATGATATAGTTCATCAATAAATACAAGAGTAGGCTCTTTATGAGTTAACGTACTGGCCGTAAATTCGATCTCGCGTTCAAATCTTGATTTCGATCCTGGAAGATCGTCTGGTTTCAAACACACGTAGATGTGTCGAAACGGAGTCGAGACTAATTTACCTAATGCACACCCATAGGTATGTGCCAATAATGCACTGATCGAAAGGGCACGCAGAACGGTTGATTTTCCACCCTTATTTGGACCTGTTAAAAGCGCATGTCTCTTTTTATCAAACTGTGCAGAAAGAGTCCTTCGAGTCGTACTTGGAACTTGAAAATCAAAGGTTTCTCCGATCCGAAATACAGGGCTCGCTGATCGGATCCAAGTTACGGGCTCGATCTCTTTTTGTTGAGCCAGACACATGATCACTTCCAGACCACCAATATATTTCAGAGCTAATTTAAAATAATTTGACTCCAGCATGATCCGTGCTGCAGCATCTCGATCATTACGAAGGATCGGAAGTGGAGATTTGAAAAATGTAAATCCATGCTTTTCCAATAAGGACTCTAAGGATTTATACAATTCTTCAAATCGTCTAACGAGACGGCCATGATCACATACAATGGTGTCGATCGAATGTAAATGTTTATAGGTCCAATAGGGCTGAATGATCCCTTGAAGAAATGTTATGATCACCACGCCAAATTGCTTCATAAAATTACCAGGCGAGATCGATACTTGTTTGATCGATGCCGGATTCATCATTTGTTGGAAATTACCCGATAACATCGCATGAAGAATATTCATATAATTTGTAAAATTCATTGGAATCTGAAAGATAAATCGCAAGATCAAATACGGTGCGATCAGTGATAATAGGGGCAGAAGAAGAGACATGCCAGGCAATAGATACACACGAATACTCGACCAAATACTCAATAAAAAAGGCACGAAATTAAGAGGTTGTAGGATCGGTTTAAAGAATAAAATCTCGTTGTACGATTCTTTTTCTAATTTGGAATCACCGTTCATCAATGTCGTGAGCGATTTCTCGATCTCTGCAATTTCTTTAAAGATCGAATGAGCCGCAGGAAAAAATGTCGGATCAAGATCGATCGCATCTTTAAATCTCTTAAATTTTGTGCGTAATGCGGACAACTCTGACTCCGTTGATCTCCAGTCATGTAATTGTTTGGTAAGAGATATCTGTGCCGTCGCCGTTTGAAGACCGATCCACGATGCAAATCGTTCCTTATCTAGGATCGCATCGATCATATTGTCATTCATCTTATGTCAGGGGTATGATTTTTAAAAAACCGAATAAACACGAAAGAAGGATAAAAACTTATAAAAATTGATGTTCAGGAAGCTTAAACATAAAAACAACCTTACATATAGTCATTCTCTAACTACAATGACTTCTGCTGTCCAGGATATACAAACGGTGCTTTCCCTGCGAAAGACGATCCGGGAACCTACTGTTCCTTCTAACATACTTTCACTCATTGAAAGTATTCATCACTCGATCTCAAGTAGTGCAGAGCAAAATGGTTGGAAGACAGTGGATTGGCGTGGAAATGGTGGAAACCGTTCTAAGCCAAACACGACTGTACATCATGGCACCTATTCGGCGAATCGGACATCTTATGGACGAGAGTCTCATTCTTCCTTTGGACATCGTGCCCGGACCCAACCAGAGATGGTGCCCAGTATTCCATTGACCCCTGCCAAACAGGTTAGTGAGTCGTCTCATGAACCCCGTCGAACGACATGGCATGAGAGTTCCGATGGATTTCGTCACCCTCCTCAAAAATACGTCAGTAAATTTAAGAAATCATCGGAAAAAGTGGAAGATACCATTCTAAATACGATTCTTCTTGGAAAACTAAATAAGTTCAGTCAACCCAATTATAATGAAATCAAAGAATTCATCACCCATATTATCGACAACGGTCAAACGGAAATGATTAAATGTTTTATGAAACTGGTCTTTGAAAAGGCAGCGAGTGAAGAAGTCTTCTGTCCGCTTTACGCTAAACTTCTAAGTGAGCTCAGCATTCAGTACCCTGTTCTTCTTACGGAAATGGCCAATCTTTATACGCAATACATGGAGATCTTTGATGAAGTAGAAGAATCGTCATCTACCTCATATAATGAGATGTGTAAACGAAATGTCGAGAAAAAGTATCGTCGTGGATATTCGCAATTCTTGGCGGAGCTTATTAAGCATGATGTAATTGACGCAGATACCTTCATGAAAAGCATCGACAAGATTATTGGTCAAGTGGAACTGAAACGTACTGATAAGGATTCCATCAAGCTCAATGAGGAGTTTGCAGATTGTTTGATGAAAATCATGAAGGCGATTTATAATGATATGGCTGCGCTAGATTCTGATGAAGAGGACGATTCACAGCAAAAAATTCGCGTCATTCGTGGAAACTTGAAAACGGACATTGCTGTCCGAATTCACCCCTTGACGATTCGCGACCCTGATGCAGTCGGTTTGAGTAATAAAGCACGTTTTACATTCTTAGACATTTATGAAGGAATTCAGAAAGTATAAATAGATGGCAAGACGAACGGGTACGGTATGGATACCGAAAACAAAGAAAGCGATTAAAAAATTAAGCCGCGGCACTATAAAACGTGTCAGATTTTTGATAAAAGGTGCAAAATCTCGTATTAAAAAGGCTCCCTCTTATGTAGATCGATTGATGTCTCGTATGATTACCCGACGCCGTCGATCTTCATAAAAATTGATGGATCAATTTGACATGGTGTAAGGTACTCATAGCGTATTTACACGATGCCAAAAAATAACAAGCTAAATAGAATGCCTCGTTCAGAGAATTCCAAGAATCAGGCTCGTAAGAAACAGCTGAAACGTAATGCGAGAGATGATTCTGATGGAGAAGACAGCGATAGCAGCGTTGATAGTCGTGGAAACATTCGTGACTTAATCGAGTATGGATCGGAGTCGGAAGAAGAGACTCGCCCTGTTCGAAAGGCTGCCGTAGCTGCCCGTAAAAAAATCGATAAAATCATACACCGCCAGGAAGAGAAGAAAAGCGAAAAACCAGTTGAAAAATCAACCGACAATGCTGTCCATTATCCGGCTGTGAAGCGAAAGCCGGTAGAGAAACCGTCTCCTCGTCATGTCAAACGCCGTATCGTCGAGGAAGAAGAGGAGGAAGAGGAGGAAGAGGAAGATATCGAAGAGACAGAAGAAGAGGAGGAAGAGGAAGAAGAGGAAGAGGAGCAAGAAGAGGAAGAAGAGGAAGAGTACATGGAGGAAGAAGATACTAGCGGTATTACCTACCAAATTATGATCGGCAGCCGAAATCACGCAGAGGATCCGATGGTTCCTAAGAAACATAATATGAAGAAAGAACCAGAACGTGTTCGTAACTTCGTCAAACTGCTTACCACGCCCTTGGAAGAGAACAATATTGATTCACAAATTGATCAATTCAAGGCACTAGCCGATGAAAAACAGAAAGAACTAATTATGGCATTGGAGAATCGTCCAACTGCCAATAATAATGGATTCAATCTCATGCTCAATATTCTTACTATGAAATTACCAAAAGAAATTCAGGCCACCATTCTGGCCAAATACAATAGCCTTCAGAGTTTGGAGCCATCCAGTAACGAATACTTCAAGATGCGTGCCTGGCTCGATAAGATCGTTAGCATTCCCTTCGGAGTCTACAAGGATATTCCCGTTAAGCTGGAAGATGGCCCCGATAAATGCGGAGAATTTATGCGAAATGCAAAGAAGTGCCTTGATGATGCGGTATATGGACAGGACGAATCCAAACTGCAAGTCATGCAATTCATCTCCAGTAAGATTGCCAATCCTAATAGTCGTGGTCTCTGTCTTCTTCTTGCCGGCCCGCCAGGCGTTGGAAAGACGTCATTGATTAAGAATGGAATTGCGAAAGCGCTAGGCTGGCCCTTTCAATTTATCTCCTTGGGCGGAGATTCCGACGCCAGTACGTACACAGGTCACCAGCTGGTTTATGAGTCGTCTCATTGCGGTAAGATTGTGAATTCACTGATTGCTTCTAAATCCATGAGTACCGTTCTCATGTTTGATGAGGTGGACAAGATTTCACAGACACCGAAAGGTGAGGAAGTCATGAACTTGCTGATTCACTTGACGGATCCCGTACAGAATGCAGATTTTGAAGATAAATACTTGTCTGGCGTTCCCATTGATTTGAGCAAGGTTATGTTTGTCTTCAGCGCGAATGATCTCAGTAAGATTGATAAGGTTCTGTTGGACCGCATGCTTGTCATTGATTTGAAGGGGTATGACCTCAAACAAAAGACAGTGATTGCAGAGCAGTACTTGCTCCCCATTGCACTCAAGGAAGTGAATCTTACCGAGCGTGTTGCCATTTCTAAGGAGATTTTGGTAAAAGTGATTGAAGAGTATGCCAAAGAGGAGAAAGGTGTGCGTGAACTCAAGCGTAGTATCGAACAAATGACACAAAAAATCAACATGCTTCGAATGTACAATTCTCCTGATTTGCCGTTTCATATTAAGGACTTCTCTTTGCCATTTATTGTTAAAAAAGAACATGTGCCACTATTTATCAAGAAGAAGGACGACCAAGACCCTGTACCACACGGAATGTATTTGTAAACCCATATATTATTTATTTTTTATAGAACGTTTCTTTGTGTGGACTGTTTTGCGAGAACGACGTTTTGAACGTTTTATGGTTCTTTTGCCCCCTTTTACTGGTTCTGTTACAGTTGCACGATACTTTGATCGTTTAGATGGATCTCCGTGAATCTGTGTATGTCCTTCCATTTCATATGGTGCACTTAGTCGTTTAAGGTGAGCTTTTGATACTGCAGGGGTAGTAATATCTGATTCAGTAGGTGTATTAATAGTGGATTGTGTAACAAGGGTTGGTTGATTAATAGATGATTGGGCAGCAACTGCAGCAATAGCCGCAGTTGCTACTGCATTGGTTGTGCTAGTTGTTTCTGCTGCACGTTTTACCGCATTGATGGCAGCAGCTACCTCTCTCTCTTCTCTTTCTAATGCTTGATTGGTTGATTCTTTCAATGCTTTTATAAATTCAGGATCATTCTTTGTTGTAACATTAGAGCGAGAAGAGTTAGTTTGCATTTGTTTAGTAAGTTCCATAATAAGTTGTCTTAATTGTTCATTATCTAATCCTAATTGTGTTAATTCATGCAAATCTGCATTAATTTCACCAAAAATAACTTCACGTGCTGTTTGTTTTGCTTGTTTTTCATCATTTGTTGTTATGGGCATTTGATGATATGCTTCAATATGTTGGTTCCACTTTCGTCGATATTCTTCATTTATATGTATGCTAAGTACAGCAGCTTCATTACTTCGTGCTGTTTCAAATTGTTGTAATAATTGATTAAATTCTTCGCCATTATTTGAAGATTTTATATAACTTCCACCATACTGAACCGGTGTAAAATGCCCACCTGTGCCATGAATGACAAGATAATTAAATGGCCCATCTGGCATATTTAGAGGCTCCAATAATCGTTCATAATCTTGGCTTCCATCTTTTATGATAATAATTGTTATATTAAATGCTTTTGCAATCAACTCTGCGTCAGATGTAAATAATGGTTCATGAGAACGAAATCGATGTATAATTTTTTCTTGATTAAGACGTTGCTGTTCTTTTCCTTCTGCATTTTTAGCACCAATAATCGGTAATATGTTAACTGCACCAGGAGTATTTAAATAATCGGCAAATACAAATCGTCGAAACCAGTGGGCGATTTTATCTCTATCTGATTCGGTATTAATTTTTCGAAATTCAACACTCGTACATATTAAAAAGGAATGAATGAAACAATCGTTATAATTTCCAGATGCTTTCATTCGTTGTCCATTCTCCAATGAACCAAATCCGTTCGATATTCGTGTAGAACCCTCGGATTGAATGACAGATACATTATTTTTTATAAATCCGTTACACCTTATAACAACATCAACCCATGTATTAATATTTTCATATGCCGGCTGTTTAAACAAAAATACCCCATTTCTTTGATTGTCGTGGTCCTCTTTACATTCGGTATTAATAAATCTATCCCATTCGGCACGATCTTTATCATAGACAGCAGATTGGGCAGCAGAGAGGTTACTCATCGCCACTTTACTTCTCCCTTCGATATTTTTTTTACTACATCAATAGAGAATGTCATTCGAAGATCGTTTCCAAGGTGTATGGACCTCCCTCTACCTTAAAAAGTTTCTCTTTAAAATCGCGGTAGTATTATTGATTGCCGGCGCGCTAAATTGGTTCTTCCTTGCCTTATTTGATTTGAACGTGCTAGAGGCCATGTTTGGAAAAGGAGTGGCACATGTCCTATATCTTCTTGTAGGAATCTCCTCCCTCGCTATCATGTTCGATCGCGATACCTATTTACCATTCCTCGGACCCATGGTTGCCCCCTGTTCTGTCTTACAGAACCGCGAACCTCCGGGAGCGACGAAAGAAGTAAAGGTGATTGTCCCTGCTAATTCTAAAGTCATCTACTGGGCTGCCGAGCCTGCCAGTGACCACTTGAAGAAAGTAAACTCCTGGAATGAGGCCTATCAGAAATACGAAAACGCGGGTGTAACCACTGCAGGTGCTGACGGAATTGCACACCTTAAAGTGCGCGAACCCCAATCCTATAAGGTCCCCTTTATGGGTAAATTAGACTCGCACGTACACTACCGTGTGTGTGGAGAGTCGGGCTTTATGGGTCGTATCAATACCGCATATCTCAATCATGCCGGTCCTGAGGGGTTTGAAGAGCATCGATTGGATAAGAATTATACCCTTCCGAATATCGCCGATTCTGCTGCTAGTTTGTATTAATTGCATTTCTTGAAAAAAAAGATATAATTTGATGCCGAAAATTGTGGTTGGTCCATCGGGCGCGCACGCTCATCGTCCATCCACCACCATCGTTGCGAAATCGGGTGCTTGAATTGCGCCGTGTAGTGACCGCCCATATGCGACCCATGATGATCCGACACACCCCTAAGTTCATAACTCCACCCCTGCTCCGCTCCTTCCGATTCCGGTGCAAAGAACTCTGTAAAGGAAAGCATATCCCCCTGATACGGGCACGGTGTCATGATCTTTCTCCCATCATAGTTAAATCTGCGCAACGTCACAAACAAATTGGCAGGAAGTTTCCATAAATGCGTTTGAATCTTTGCTACATAGCGGCCCTTACAATGATCACATGAATATCCCTCAATCTCCGATTGTTCATTCACCTCTCCTCGAATCCACTCCATAAACGTCTGACCTTCACACGGCACTTTTAACGAATTGAATACCTCCCATTGATACGTATTATTGCTGCAATTTGTACAATGAACGGTCTTTCGTGTCATTCCAAAGAAACAATCTACGACTTTACTTGTATTCTTCGATACATACCGGTTCCACCCATTCGTTGCCAAGATTCTCATTTTTTGAACAGGTGTGACAGCTTCAGGAACCGGTTGTTCTACATATTCGCCCGTCGTCTTAATTGCCTCATGAAAATGATCCAGCAAATATACGAGATACTCATGACTGTCATTCGGAATCGGCATACCAAACGATTCATATACCGTACCTTTTACAGCCTTGCACACTTCTGAGATAAATCCAAGCGGGCGAACATAAGCCGGCAAATACGCTGACCACAATGACTTCAAAATGTCCTGATATGCCAATAAAATACGTTTATTAGAATCTGTTTCAGGTACGCTCGCTAGCTGTTCGGAAAAGGGCTGAGTCAAACAGTAAATATCCCATTCCGAACAGGCACGTAATAATTGAATGGTAGAATTGCAATAACAGGTATTACCCATATTTTGAATTCCTACTACGCCTTTCACTTGTGGATCTTTTTGCTCAGACACTGCTGCGTCCATTCTAAAAATTGAACGCGTTCAGGGCTTAAGTCATCAATTATACCAATTATTACAAATGAGTCGTCCACCCTATTCGATTATGCTATTGAACGACTTGCACTTCCATTTCCCTGAGCTCCTTTATCGCCCCACGCAGTTTCGTACGGTTCCTGATATATTAAATTATATGGTTGGTGTTGCGAATCATAACCCCTATGAAGAGATGCGTAATGAATATGAACGACATATGGGAGTATCGGCGCCGCCTTCTACACGATCTTCTTCGATTGGACGACATCATGATGAGAAAGAGGAATTCTATCGAGCGACGTACGATAATCCTCCTCCGCGCCCTGTAGGAATGGGATCTACATCAAGTAGTTCCTATGCAACACATAGTTCTCGACCTGTGGGAATCGGGTCTAGCCTGCCAGTTACTGATTCCTATTACATCTCTCCTCTTTCTACCGAGTTTGTGATTTCAAGCCCACCACGTGCACGTCAAAGCACGACACAACAGCTCATTTCTAGATTTCTGAATGGACTCATGGGCGATCCGCTTCAATCCCCTGATATTCAGTCCTTTCTGGATCAACCCGTCATCGTCCACCCTAGTGATGATCAGATTCGTGAGGCGACCTCTCTCTATTCCGCACCTCAAACATATGAGGACAATTGTACCATTTGTCAAGATTCGATTGAACAAGGTCAGATGATTCGTACGATTGATTATTGTAGCCATGCCTTTCATCAAACCTGTATTGATACATGGTTTACTAGCCACGTGTCCTGTCCTACTTGTCGACACGATATTCGAAATCAGTGAATCTAAACTAACTTCGCAATGGGCATGTAGATGAATTATAACGAACCGTCTGCATATTTAAATTATCGAGAATATAACCATATTATCTCCATTGGAAATAAATGTCCTACTGCCATGATCTTACGAGAACTACTGATCTATAAAGAGTCGTTTCCATTTGATTATGTTCCTACTACACCGTCTCTTATTCTAAAATATATACAAGATCCAACTTATTTTTTACCTAAACACGGCGAAATCCGTAATGCGGATGGAGTATGGTTCGGTCATTTTAATACATCAGATCAAGAAACCTTCCATACTTTTCATCGTAGATTTAAGCGCCTTCGAGAAATTTTATCACAACCTAAAAAAATACTGTTTGTGTATTCGAGTGAAGCAGACGTTTATAATGAAATGGGAAATCGATACCTTGATAATTATTCTGAATTATGTAAATTACAACAATATTTGGAAACAACCTATCCATTTTCTCAATTCACTTTTATGATGATCCATACCAATCGCAGTTTTACAAATACGCCTCGTATGTTTCATTATACCATAAATGTGCCTGTAGAATATCTCTCTGATGATATGAGTACCCATCTTGCCACTACATGGGAGCCGTATCGCCAGGTTCTAAAAGAACTTATAAAACGCATCTTTCGCTTATGATACGCTAAGCTCGCTCAAATCCTCTGGTAGCTCTGAAATACTTGTGGAATAGTGTGACTCAATCTCCTTGATGGTATTCAACTCATCTCCGCATACCAGATTAATGGCACTTCCCTTCTTACCATAACGACCCGAACGACCAATACGATGAACATAGTTCTCCCTCTGAATCGGCATCTCATAGTTAATAACGAGCGAGACCTGTTGAACATCGATTCCACGGGCCAGTAGATCCGTACTAATCAGAACACGCGTCATGCCCGAACGGAAATCGTCCATTCGCTTCTTTCGCTCCGCTACCTCCATGTCTCCATGAATGAACTCTAGTGTAAATCCATGCGACGACAACTGCTTTGCCAACCACTCTGCTTTCTGGCGCTTATTGACATAAATCAGCGCCTGATTGACCGTAATTTGCTGATACAAATCCAGCAGAACCGGCAATTTCCAATCCTCTCTCTCCAAACTGACATAGTACTGCTTAATGCCTTCTAGTGTTACCTCGTCGGGCGGAAGAAGAATGCGAACCGGGCTGCTCAAATAATTCTCCGCAATTTCCAATACATTCTGTGGCATTGTTGCACTAAAGAGTGCCAGGCGAGTCGCCGTCGGAAATTTGCTGTTCAGAATCGAACGAATTTGATCTGCAAATAGATCCTCCAACATCTGATCTGCCTCATCGAGAATCACATAACGAATGTGCTCCACTGTAAGTTCTCCACGACAAATCAAATCAAAGATACGACCCGGTGTTCCTACAATAAATTGGGCACCCGCCTTCAATGCATTTACATCACTTCGAATCTGATTTCCACCGGTTGCGGACAACACCTTCAGATGCATGTACAAACCAATGGCCTGTGCCACCCGCTCTGTTTGCTGTGATAGTTCGCGAGTAGGACAAATCACCAGTACCTGAGGTGCTTTTAGAGAAGGATCAACCGTTGATAAGGCGCCGATCGTAAACGCGCCTGTCTTGCCTGTACCCGATTGAGACTGTGCAAGAATATCATTGCCCTGACTCATCGGTATGATTGCCAGCTGTTGGATCCTGGAGGGTTGCTCGAAACCATAATTATAGATTCCTCGCGTCAATATATCACTTAGACCCATCTCATCAAAGGTCTCATATGCTTTTACGACTTGTACATTTGGTGTTGATTCCACTGTATCCGTCATCTCTAAAGGGAATTCGGTTGGAATCTTTATATTGACTGTTTGTTACTCCAATATTTCGATCAATTTTACAATTCGCGGGTTCAATCCATAAAAATTGATCATTTAAACCCTCTTTCAATAGAGATAACCATGGCAGACGAGGTAGCAGACTTTGAAGGAGAATACGACCAAGATGTTGTAGATGAGGAATTCGAGAATGATCTCGATGTTGTAGTTGATGATGAAGCTGAAATGAAAATGGAGATGAAACCTGAATTGAAGAAACTCTATCAACAACACCCCGAATGCATCCTCGATTACATTGAGCAAGTGATTCCTAAAATTCCACTACAAGTCCTGCCGCCTGGGGGTTCAAAAGCTGATAGCAATCATCGCACCTATCCCTTTCTAACGAACTATGAACGCACCAAAATTATTGGTCTTCGTGCAAACCAAATCAGTAAAGGTTCTGTCCCATTCATCGTTGTTCCTCCCCACATTACGGATGTACGCGATATTGCCCGACTGGAACTTGAACAAAAACGTCTGCCGTATCTTATCAAACGGCCACTTCCAAATGGAACGTTTGAGTATTGGCGATTGATGGACCTCTTATTGTTGTAAGATTGGTTTTGGCGCTGGTTCAGGACGTCGATCCGTAAATGCACGTCTGCGTTTACCCGTTTGTTTCAATACGATCAATTTACATATATTACGATATTCTAGTTCATGTAAGATGGAAAAAGAAACAGGTATATTTTTTAGTTCCAAGGAAGATCCCAACATCCTTATTTGGATCCTCGATTTAAAATTTGACGAATGTGATCGCTATATGGTCTGGTAGACGATGGAACATCAAGATTGGACAACTGTTACCTTGAAGCGCCGTATTACGGCGAAGGAGGCTCAGGCAAAGGGACAAACCATCGCACAGAATCGTGATACAGAACGCAACGAGAAAGCACGTCTATCAAAACTCGAACAAACAGATGAGGTATCTCCGCCTAAAAAGCGTGTGAATCCTGAATCGATCCAAGCCCTTATTCGAATGCGGTTGGAACTGGGTCTGACACAGGAGAAAGCTGATCAGAAATGCTCCTTTAGCCGCAATACCTTTAAAGACATCGAGTCGCATCGTTCTCTTCCTACACCTGCACAACAATCTGCTCTCCAACGATATTTTGGAATTCAAATGAAAATTGATCACATCTAAAGAGTTTGTTATTACATAATATAACATGCTCTCTTATCATTTCCATACTTATCTCCAAAAAACTAGAAATGTATGCCTGTATCGAATTAGTTCTAAGCAGACCTACTTTCCTACCTTATTTTTTCCGCAGGCTACGACTGTTACATTAATTCATTGTAGCCGCAATGCAGTAGAGCGATTACTGAATCCTGTTATTTTTCCTAATCTTTCTACGGTACATTATCTATCCGCTAACCCTGGAAAGGTAGATCTATACAATCGATTTAATAAACCGGTTCGATGGTTGTTTCCGAATCGTGATTATGCATTTTATAATTGTATGATCGAAGCTGGCCATGGACGTGTAGAGAATCGACTAATTCGTAATTATATTTATAACATGCGACATTATACAAATCGAATTGAAGTAGACCTTAATCTACCTGGTTATGGGGTCTGTACTGGTTCTGACTATCATAAACAACTACGAAGCTATTTAGAGTTCTTCTATATGCCCTCGTATCGTGATCAATATCTTCCAGAATTTTCGTTGGAAACAACCGATGTTGATCCCTTTGATTATCACCCTCATTTTGATTGTGGCGATGCATCAAACTCTCTTGATTATGTACTAAAAGAGCAAATGGAGAAAGCATTTTTTAAAGAGATTATGAAGGATTGTGAAAAAGAGGATAGAAATATTATAAAAAAATAAGAGGAATACATAGACAATTAACCGCCTTGACGCCACTCTTTGCCACAATTCAAACAGGTAATAAAGATAGTCATAGGCTCATCCGCTGAACGAGTTTGAAGTTCATAATACGTACATTCTCGTTTCTGGCAACGACGGCACTTAAATTGATCCGTTGCACGACTCTTGTTTCCTTCCAAAATCTTTTGTTCACGCTGAAGAAGCTTATCCTTGAGCGCGAACCACTTTTCAGGAAACATCTCATACGACGACATAAATGGGATTTCATACAGTGTAAATTCTCCCTCTTGAACACGAATCAACAGACGCGTATTCTTGACAGGACTTTGAGGGTGAAGATTGCTAAGAATAGAGCGTAGAATCTGCCGATAGACTTCACGAAAGGCAGGCGTTTTCCAATTTCGAGCAATGTATTGTTTTTGGGCATACTGAAATGCTGCCTCAAAGACGCCTCTCTCTAGAGAGCAAATATCCTCCTTGCTAAAGAACTCCTCTAAGAATGCAAAACTAGCAAGTGCCTGTGTACGAAGAGGATTCGACTCAGGGCCTGACTCTACTGAAATTTCTTCTTTCAGAGCATTGGTGTCCACTTTAGCATAGACTGGGGCGCGCCGGCGCTTAATGACTACAGGAGCCTCCTCTTCTACTTCTTCGTCCTTATCTGGTAACAAATCCTTTTCTGAATCACTCTCTTCAAATGCATCTTTCACCGACGTCGCATCTTCTGAAAGAATGTCATCATTATCGTCCTCTTCCTCGTCCTCTTCCTCTGCCTCTTGACAAAACGTAGTCCACTGATCCGTTGTAAACGGAATTGGATTATCCCATTCATTTGTCAATGATGCAATAATGAGAGCGTCACCAAAGAGTATCGTTCCAGAATGCGGTTCAGGAAGCTCTGTTTTATTTTCCGTACCTTTTTTACCCTTTGAATAGCCAAATACAAAGATAAGTTTATGTTCATGTTCATAAAAGCATAATTGCTCAGGCTGTTCTTTCTTTTTCAAGTATTTTTGAATCGCTTCCATGGTAAGCGTGCCATCAGAATCTAACGTCACATTTGCTTTACGAACATCTCCCTTTGTGGAAAGTGCCACGGTAGAGAGAGAAGTCATATTGGAATAATATCGCAGCACTTGCTTAAATAGCGTCTGTCTATTTATGATAGACACCATGCCATCAATTTTTGTATGGAAATCTGATGTACCGAATATGGGTGCATCGATTCGTTATTTGATGGGGGGTGATTGGTATATGGAAGATCATAATACTTCTTCTCATAGTATGCGTTATCGAAATCAGACTAGAATTCATTCGTCCATTCTGGTATGGGATGCGGAGCGAATGTCTGCTTCCTGGGTCGGCTCTGAATGTCTTGATTTGTTGTCTGTTCCCTATCATCTTATTAAGAAAGACTCTTATGCTACATTGGAACAAGTAGGACAATGGTTTAGATGTACACTTACAAAAGACGTCGAATGGACACAGGCAACACTCGAGAAAGAGTATGAAACGATTCGACGATGGCATCACACGACTCCGGATGAACTGTGTCAAATCCGTTTTTCTCATGCGAACATCTGCCCCGCAAATCTGTCGAGTCATATTCGTACATGATGATGAAAGAGGCATACGATTTTCACGAGACCAAAAAGAGACTATGAGTTCGTCGCTTTATTTGGTTGGAATCCTTCTTGTTGGATTTGTTGTTTATTATTTTATCCGAGATAAACTATTTGATAATGAAGATATTGTTGTTCTTTCCCCTGAGAACTTTACACCATCGGTTCCCGCCCCTGCTTCGATCGAGATTCGTCAGGCGCCTATCTACCCGTCCCAAGCGGTTTCTTCTTCCGGCCCCAATCCACCCAGTCAAGCGGCACCCGATGGCGAAACCGTCATCTATGGAGATCCCCAGGCAACTGACCCCTATCATCAGTCACAGGAAAGTTCCGATATTCCCGAGAACTTGCGTCACCCTGAACGTGCCTTCCGGCCCCCGCCGATGAATGACCAGACCTCTCTTGCCGTTCAATCAGGCGTGGCTAGTCATACAACGCAGGTATCGGGTGATAATTCACAGCGGTTTCAAACGGAAACGATTACTGGTGGAGGTGAATTTATGCCAGGCATCTTTGCAAATGACAGCTTTCATGATAACAGCTTTTCGTCTTTTTGAGGGTCTAAAGCATATTCACATCTAATTGATAGACATGAGTCGATCGA